TCTAGTCGGTATTCGTCCTTACAATGCAATCGCGTTTTCTGGTCCAATTGCTGTCTTTGTGTCTGTTTTTCTCATGTATCCTCTCGGACAGTCCTCGTGGTTCTTTGCGCCGAGTTTTGGTGTTGCAGCGATTTTTAGGTTCCTCCTATTCCTCCAAGGTTTCCACAACTGGACGCTCAACCCCTTCCACATGATGGGTGTTGCTGGTATCCTGGGTGGAGCATTGCTCTCTGCAATCCATGGTGTAACAGTTGAGAATACTCTGTATGAAGATGGTGAACAAGCAAACACCTTTAAGGCATTTGATACAACTCAGGAAGAAGAAACTTATTCAATGGTTACGGCTAATCGTTTTTGGTCACAAATTTTCGGTATTGCGTTTAGCAATAAGCGTTGGTTGCATTTTTTCATGCTGTTTGTTCCTGTTATGGGTCTCTGGACATCTTCCATCGGAATCATCGGTCTTGCACTCAACCTTCGTGCATACGATTTTGTGAGTCAAGAAGTTAGAGCAGCAGAAGACCCTGAGTTCGAGACGTTCTATACTAAGAACATTCTTCTGAATGAAGGACTTCGTGCATGGATGGCACCAGTTGACCAACCTCATGAGAACTTCGTGTTCCCTGAAGAAGTCTTGCCAAGAGGCAACGCACTCTGAATAAATAGAGGGGTTAACGCCCCTCTTTTTTATGCAAATTCATGAAGCGTTTAGCATACCAGTTGCTAAGTTCTTGTACTCTGGACATGACGAGTTCAAGAGAAAGATTTTAGATTGGTATAAGTCTGAAGAACGTAGCACTACATCACATGGTTCTGACGACCTATATCAATACAGGTCTAATAAAGAGAATGAAAGTTTGTTGGACTCTGCACCTCCAGAAATTATTGCAGACTTCAAAGACTTTTTGGAAATACAATACACCAACTACTACAATCATGTGCTAGGGTGGGCAGGAGAAGGTTGTAAAATTGTTGACTGTTGGCTGAATGAAGGTAAGGATGGATGCTATCAGGACTTCCACTACCATGCAAACTCCTGGGTTTCTGGTTGCTACTATCTCAATTTCAAAAAAGAACATTCTCCACTTACATTTCAGAATCCTTTCTGGTCTACACCTATCACACCTTCCTTTGTTGGGGAAGTATTGAGGGAGACACCGTATAGTGCCACTACATTTACTGCTGAGGTAGAGGAGGGAGAACTTCTTATGTTCCCCTCAAACCTTGTACATGGTTATAGTAAGTCATCTGGCAATAGGATTACCATTGCGATGAACTTCCTCCCTGCTGGATTGGGTCAGGGTAATTCTACAGTGTATCTCTAAATAATAAGAAAGACTTTGTTCAATGTCCATCCCCTACTTTCCTGAAGGTGATTTTGGTCCTGTATGCGATACTCTAGTACCGTTCGTATCTTCGGGAAACCCGTCTGGTGTTGGAGAACCTGTTGATGCTCCACCAGCAAAACCAACTTGTCCGATTGTTGATGTCATCAGTCAGTACAGACCTGTAGGAATGATGGGTCCTATTTGTGATATCAGTTGGCCTGACATTGACCCGAATTGTTTGAGTGGAGACCCCAAAGACCCACCATCAGAAGAAAGAGTAGAGTTAGTTAATATCCCCAATATGCCTTTTGATGACCCCACTCCTGAGGGGTCTGATAAAGATATTAAATTCTGGCAACCCACAATTTTTGGAACCAGATGTAAGTACGATGCTGAGACTGGAGTTTATTACGACTGTAAGGTAACGAACTGGCCATGGGACCCTTGTGTCATTCACTATGGTAAGAACAAGGGACTGAATATTTGTGACCTGCTCGAAAAAGATTTTGGACAACCACCTACTTTTAGGTATGCAAAACCACCTTGGAATCCTAGGTATTGTGTTGACTTCGACCCACCAGAGAACCTCATTGAGTTTGACAATGCAGGTAACCCAACACGGTACATAGTCTATCCCAGGTCCGAACCTACAACTTATGGTGTACAAAGTATGCACTGGCATAGGGATGTTAACAACTATGCTGTCTGGGTTAACCCCATGATTTGTAACCTTCATGGTGCAACTCAAATTATTGAGTACAAAGAACGCAATAAAATTAACTTCCCAGCTGGTACGGGTACGGTTATGCAACCTAAATCCAATCCAGAATCTTTTGCTGTAGAGCATCCAGCATGGTCTAATTGGTTAAATGATTATGCTGTATTCATTGAACCTGGAAACACCAGCACTAATTGGAATGGTAGTACCTGGGAACTACAATGGGTTGTTGACTTTGGTGCTGGTGGCGCACACATATTCAGGTTTGCGGCAGACAATACTGCACAACTGTATCTGAACAACAGTCCTATTGGGCAGCAGTTCCACGTTGCTTCTGGATGTAGTGGTACTTCATGCTGGAACTATGAACAGTTTGGTGCTACTGCCCCCTCAGGTAAATCCATATTGAAGGCAAGGGTTACTAACTATAACGATGGTCCTGAGTGGCAGAGCAATCCAACCTGTATTGGTATTGAAATACTTACCATGGGTTCTGCTCAACTCTGGCATAGTAGAATGGGTATTGGTAAAACTTCTGTAACTACAGGAGACACATATACCATGCTTGTTGCTGCTGATGATGATATTCAGGTTTTAATTGACGGAGACAATAAAATAACTTCTACAGGTTGTAGTGCATGCCACAACTATGATGGTAACGTCCCCGCTTCTATGCAAGGTATCCCAACATCACTACAAATCTGGGACCCGATTACAAGCACTTGGGAGAATGCCACCACTGGTGTGTATCCTCTGATAACTACAACCAATACCCACTACTACGACTCTACTTTATCTCAGTGGCACACATTCTTTACTGCAAACCCCAGTAAGACATTCATCGAATGCCTATGTGTTATGGGACCTGCTAGACAGAATGCTAGTGGAAATGATTATGAAGCAATTTCTGCTGGTGCTAGAGGTCTTTATATCTGTAACGGTTGCACCTTAGACAGTTATGATATGACCACTATTAATACTGGTTCGCGAGGAACTGGTCTTAACGGTAAGGTAACTGTACGTGCAGATAGAATTTTGAATGCTGATGGTACATGGGGTGCAAGAGTTTACCTGAGTTACTGGTCAACATTTGGATACAACTATCGTGTTGGTGATGTGTATCAACTCATCTACACAGATGCTGATGGCAATGATATCAGTATGGGATACTGTAAGGTTACTTCTACAACAGAAGATAGTTTTAATATTAGAAACTCTGTTGATAATTATATTACGGTTGACCTTCCTGAAGTAGGAGCAGGTGCTCATGATATGGAAGTTCAGGTTCTGAACGTTGGTGGATTCGCAGACAATTGGAAATCATTCTACCCATCAAATAATCTGGGTGAGTATGACCTTCAGGGTATGTCTGTTGTTGCTGCTAACGGTGGACCAGTACAAAATAGTGATGAACTTCGTGGATTTGATATCCCTGGTGATGGTTGGAGATATCTAATGACAGGTACATATGATGCAAACTTTGTTGCAAATAGGTCTGCAAAGTTTGCACTCAACACTGTAGGCAGCCCACAGATTCGTATCTGGGCACGAGCAGGCAACGACTCCAATGGGCATGAGAGACCCAATGAAAGTAATGAAGGTCTTAAGTTGGAGATTGATGCTGGTACTGGTATCAAGAGAGAAGTTCAGTTGCTTCCTTCGTGGAAAGGTTCTGGTAAAGATAGTGCAACATACGATAGTGCTTATGGTGGTTGGACAACTTACACAACAGACCTGAATTCTGATGAGCAAGTTGGTAACTGTATATTTACCGTGAAAAGTAAGGCAGATAATCCCCCAGAATTCAAAACAGCAGGAACATCTGTTTCATTTAATGCTCAAGGTGATGTTATTGTTACTGGTGATGGTGAGGTTAGAGTTACTTTCACGTATGACCAAAACGACGACCCCAATGCTCATGGAACTGCTCTTTCTGGAACTGGGTATAGATTGTTTGACCCTGATACAAATGCCGTGAAATTGCAATTTACTCAAGGTCCAAGTACGAAGAAGTATGATGAATATACAATCACACTTCAAGGTGGTAAAACGTATCCAGCAGACATTGTTATTGGTTGGAACCCTGCTCCTGGACAACCTGCTTGGGAGAACAGTAATAACAAACTGTGTCTTTATGACTCTCATGAAACGGATTGTAATGTCTCAATTAGAATTGCAAATGTCGATACAATTTCTCAGTCTTCTGCATATGAAACTATCTACGCCAACGCAGGTGATATCTATGGCATCTATCGTGTAGACCTTGGTGGTAGTTTGTCCTCCTGGGTTGGTGACCAGCCAAGTAACTGGGCAACAAACCCTGCCTGCTGGGCAATCAAACTATACAAGGGTGAGTATTATTATTCTCCTCCTAAGACTAAAGTATTAGCACTTGGCATCCACCAGTTTCATCCAAACAGACAGTCTAGTAGAAACATCATGTATAGAGATGGTCAGTGGAATGGTTCATTTATTGAGCATGAACATGGCAACGATGTCTTCACTACTACAGCAGCAACTAATGGTACATGCTATGAACAAGACTTTACTCTTGGAGAGGGAGGATTGAAGATTCGTGTACGGTGTTGTGCAAGGTGCGGAAACTCTAACTGTAGTGAAGCAGACTCCAAGCTTGCGATTATAGATATCCTAGAACAAGGTTACGGTTATGTTGAAGGCGATGAGTTCCCTCTGACCTGGAGCACAGGTGATAAGAGTGGTTCATTCAGTGACTGGTCAGTCTACATTGCAGAGGTTGAACTGGATGCCGAAGACACAGGTAATATGTTCTGGCATACGAGGAAAGCAACTGGTTACGATAAGGTGCTAGATGCCTCATAGTGTGCTATAATATTCTGGTACTGGAGATTCAGTAATGGTAAATGTCCAATGGGATGACTTGCCCCCTGATATTAGGGAAAAGTTTGACCCTGATGAAGAACTTGAAGTTGAAATGCTCGATGAAGAAACTCAAGACCTGATTGAAAAGGAGCTAGAGTTTCGTAAGTCCGCACGTCAAAAACGTGCTGAGCGTTTGCTTAAGCGTACTCAGGTAGAAGTCGATGCTCTTACTAAGATTATCGATAAACTAGAAGACAAACCAAATGAACGTCGTCGTGCTATGAAAAAAGCACAACGGTATCATAAGTCTTCCTTATTTGAAGTACGCATGCTAGATAAGGAGAAAAACAATGGTGTATGAGAACATGAACGAACTGGAAAAGGGACTTCGGGACTTTGGCACCAGAGTTGATGTCATTTGCGCTATGGAAATGGCAGGTAAAATCTCCGAAGAGGATGCGTACCAAGAAATCAAGTCTCTTTGTAAAGAACTAAAACAGATTAGGAAATCTTATCGCAAGAATCACGAATCCTAATCGACGCTTGACGAAAATTCCAGTACATGCTACAATAAATATCTCGTTCAGCAATGGACGACGCGAGGTTAGTCGAAAACCTCCTTCATCTGCGGGTAACCATTCCGCAAGTAAATTCTAAAGGTAAACAACTATGATTAAATCTGTAATCGCAGCTGCCGCTGCTGCTCCTCTTTTCGCTGGCGCTGCCCTTGCAGGCCCCTACGTTAATGTAGAGGCGAACAGCGGTTGGACTGGTTCTAACTACGGTGGTACTGCCATCGACACCCATGTGGGCTACGAAGGTGCTCTGGGTGAGTCTGCTTCTTACTACGTCCAAGCTGGTGCTACCACCAAGCTCCCCGACGCTGGTACTGCTGACACCGTTCCTTCGGGTAAGGCAGGTCTGGGCGTTGCTCTGACCGATGACCTCGGCGCATACGGCGAAGTTTCGTTCGTTGGTTCGGGCGTTGCTGGTGTTGACCGTGGTTACGGCACCAAATTCGGTCTGAAGTATAGCTTCTGAACCGATAAATAAGTACGAGACCTTTCGTGCGGTCTCTACAAAAGTCGGAACACCCAATGGGACTCTTCGGAGTCCCTTTTTTATTCGTATAAGTATTAGTAAGTGTTGTTATTCACTCATGGACCTTAAAATTTACACACGCTCCCAGTGTTCTTTCTGTGAAAAACTGAAGACTGTTCTAACCATGAACAATATTGGTTTTACTGAGTACCGATTGGGTTCTCATTTCACCCGTGAACAATTTCTTGCAGAATTTGGTAAGAATTCCACCTTCCCAAGAGTCATCAAAGATGGTAAACTTATTGGTGGATGCACCGAAACTCTTCGCCTTCTCCTCAGCGAGGGAGTGATTAAAAAAGAACGTATCTAATGTGTTGATAAATACACATATGTAACGTTTGGGAGGGAGAGGTTTCCAATTACAAACAGTAACATACGGGGGAACCATGCTAGAAATCTTGACTGTGTTTGTTATTATTGGGGCATTCATGTTGGGAGTGATTGGTACATGGTTGGCAAAAGGTTACGTTGAAGATTTTATCGAAAACGCTGCTTATGCTAAGTCAGTTACCCATCCCGAGATGCTCGATGAGAACGGTAACATCCTACACGATGATTTAATTTACCTCAGAACAGATTCACAATACTGGACTGAGTTTGAAGAAGACGATGACGAATGATTTGGAGTTTTAATCATGCCAAGAACATTAGATGCAAGCAATCCTCAACTTCTGGTGAGTGAGGTACTTCGTAAGGCGTCCAACGCCAAAACAAAAGCGGAGAAAATTGCCATCCTACAAAAACATAATCACCAGGCGTTGCGCTCTATCCTCATCTGGAATTTTGACGAGACTGTAATCTCGGCAATTCCTGAGGGTGAAGTTCCTTATACACCTAATGATGCACCCGAGGGTACAGAACATACCTCACTGTGGAAGGAAGCATCTAAGTTATACTATTACGTCAAAGGCGGTGCAGACAGACTCCCTTCATTGAAGAGGGAATCTATGTTCGTTCAACTTTTGGAGGGGCTGCATCAGTCTGACGCAGAAGTTATCTGTCTTGTTAAGGACAAGAAACTTCAAGATAAGTATCGAATTACATTAGCAGTAGTTAAAGAAGCATTTCCCCAGATTCAATGGGGAGGTCGCTCTTAATGTTCGATAAACAACAATTAGAAAACACAAGCAGGTACAGCGTCAGAGTCATAAAGGCAAACTGCAATATGTTTGACGCTGCAGATACTTCTTTACCAAGAAATTCTTATATTGTCACAGCAATACACTATGATGGCAGTATATGGTATGATATTGTTCAGGGAAAGTTGTCAGACATCTTTGATTTCTATCACGACAACCTTCCTGGATGCATTCAAAAGTATGAATGGACTGAAGGTAAAATTAATCCTAAACTATGGACGCCGCCAAAAGGAAAATGAGTATCTTTCTTACGCAACCTAATCCTGAGGTAGAGGAACCTACCCCAGAAGAACTTGCTGAGATAGAGCAGGAACAGAACAAAGCACTAGCAAGGAAAGCAACAGCCGAACTCCTAGGTTTTTTTGTCAAACCTGTGGTTATTATGCTATTATGGAACTGGTTGATGCCAGGACTATTCGGACTAGCAACTATAGGATACTTTAAGTCCCTAGGACTGTACGCTCTATCATCCCTGCTGTTTAAGAACACTAATGACTGAACAAATTAAACTTGTATCTGTAACCCCAAATGCAGAACAACTGATGGGGTACGTTGCTCGTGTGAGCAACCCTGCAAACCAGGAGAACCCTAAGGTTGCAGGTCTCTTGTCCTACTGCATCAAACATGGACACTGGAGCGTCTTTGAGCAGGCGTTCATGACCTTGGAAATTAATACCACCAGGGCAATCGCAGCTCAAATTTTGCGTCACCGTTCGTTCACCTATCAAGAATTTTCACAACGGTATGCTTCTACCAACCTCCTTGGTACTGACATCCCTCTACCTGAACTTCGTCGTCAAGATACGAAGAATCGTCAGAACTCCATCAATGACATCGATGAGTTGACCCAGGCACGCTTCCATGCAAAGATTGAAGAGCATTTCTATCAAGCACAACATCTTTACAATGAGATGCTAGAGGCTGGCATTGCAAAGGAATGTGCTAGAATGGTATTGCCACTCTCCGCTCCGACCAGAATCTACATGACGGGTTCAGTTCGGTCTTGGATTCATTACATCTCTTTGCGCTCTGCTAATGGAACTCAAAAAGAACACATGGATATTGCATTGGGTGCTAAGAGGGTCTTTACTTGCACGTTCCCAACCGTCGCTACTGCACTGGACTGGCGTTGTCCTGATGACGACTGTCGGTGTGAAGAAATCGAATCAATCCAACCCTCGCTTAGAATAGACTAATGCCTTCTTACCCTGTAATAAATAAGACCACAGGAGAGAAACAAACTCTCTACATGAGTATGTCAGAATACTCTGCATGGCGTGAATCCAATCCCGATTGGGATAAAGACTGGATGGAAGGATGCGGTGGGGTAACCTACGGCAAACCCAAACAGGACCAAGGTTTCAAAGAAGTTATGCAAAAAGTACAGTCGGAGCATCCTCGCGCAAATCTGAGTCGATTCACCTAAACTATGGCAAGAGCACGTAAGCGCAACACATCCTCACCCCCAGTCCCCCCAGGTATGTCTGCAAAACAAATCCGAAGGAAGAAACCCATTGACAGTTCGTATCTAACTGCTGTCAATCCTGTCACTCCTAACCAGGAGGTTGCGTTCCAACAGTATGCTCTCGGACAGAACCTTCTTCTCCATGGTGCTGCTGGTACTGGTAAAACTTTTATTAGTCTCTACATGGCACTTCAAGAAGTGCTTGACGAGAATACACCTTACGATAAAATTTACATCGTAAGGTCTCTTGTACCTACCAGAGAGATTGGTTTCCTTCCTGGAGACCACGAAGACAAGTCTGCTTTGTATCAGATTCCGTATAAGAACATGGTTCGATACATGTTCAGTATGCCTGATGACAATTCTTTCGACATGCTTTATGATAATCTTCGAGCACAAGAAACTATTTCTTTTTGGAGTACTTCTTTTATCCGTGGAGTCACTCTTGATAATGCGATTGTTATTGTTGATGAATTTTCCAACCTGAACTTCCACGAACTTGATTCTATGATTACTCGCATTGGCGAGGACTCCAAGATTATTTTCTGTGGTGACATCACTCAGTCTGACTTGGTGAAAGAGAATGAGAAGACAGGTATCCATGACTTCATTCGTATCCTCCAGTCCATGAAAGAGTTTTCATGCATCGAGTTTGATGTTGAAGACATTGTTCGTTCTGGTCTTGTTAAATCCTATCTGCTTGCTAAGTACAGCCTTAATTTGTGATGTTTGAATTTGCTACTGTTCCCCATCTCCCTTCAGAACCTCAGGTTGTGGAGAAAGATGGGAAGCGTTTATATAAATTTCCGACTCACGATAAATATTATCCAAGTGTTACCACTGTCACTGGTATCCACTCCAAGAAATCAATTATGGAATGGAGACAACGTGTTGGTGAAGACACTGCAAACAAAATCAGTTCACGAGCAACCTCGCGTGGAAACGCATTTCATGCTATAGTAGAAGAGTATTTCAAAGGTACTCTAGACCTACAGAAATATAGCAACAACCCTCTCGCTCAAAACCTGTTTCGGTGTGCTAAGACTACTCTTAATCGGATTTCTGACATACATTGTTTGGAAACCCCTCTCTACTCTGACCTCTTCTGTCTTGCTGGTCGCGTGGACTGCATTGCTCGTTTCGATAATGAGCTTGCTGTCATAGACTTCAAGACCTCTACGAAAGAAAAGAAAGAGTCATGGATTGAGAACTATTTCGTTCAAGAGACCGCTTATGCCGCCATGTTTTATGAACTAACAGGTATTAAGGTAAAGAAAATTGTCACACTCATTGCCACTGAAGAGGGCTCTACTCAAATTATTCAGAAGTACAATATTGATGACTATCTACAAGTACTTAAACGTTACATCCGAGAGTACAATGCCCAAAACTGAAGACCCATCAGCAAAGTTCCTCACAACGGCAAAGTTCTCGGAAGCAATCGAAAACCTTGTTAAGGAATCCAACGGTCTCCTCAATTACATTGAGGCGGTGGTAACCTATTGTGAGGAGAACGATATTGAACTAGACAATATCAATAAACTCCTCTCTAAACCATTGAAAGAACGCATCAAGTTTGATGCTGCTAGACTGAACTACATTAAACCCTCAAGCAAAGGTATCCTCCCACTATGACTGGTTACGAAGTGTACCAAACCTACCTCGCTGTAAGGTCACACTTCACACGTCCAGAGTACGACTTCTTCAAGTTTCGGGGGAAGACTAAGGCATCCGTTTCCTCTTTTGAGAAGAGGAAGGATGTCTATTTCTTTAAGAAACTGGCGTCTAAACTCACGACCAGGGATGATGTCCTTTACTACATGGTATCCAACTTTATTTCTGACAACAAAGGATACATTAGAAGTTTCTCTCACGATGTCTATGCCAAGTGGAAGGCGAAGCAAGAGTCATTCACTTATAAATTTATACAGGACATCGACAACCTCCTCAATGCTATTGAAGCACCTTACGAACAAAACTTTGATATAATCTTCAATGCTGAGAAGGGAAGACACCCTATTTTACTAAGAAAATATTTTGGTCAGGAAGTTAGCCTTGAAACTCTAGTTGTTTTGGAGCACTGCCTTGGATTTGTGCAAAGGTTTGACAAGGAATTGTCTGACCCCATTTGGACAGAGACTAGAAACGTTGTTGTGAAATATCAACCCTTCCTGAATATTGATTGTAAGAAATATAAGAAGGTCATTTTAGAAACGGTGCAGAAAAAACTATGAGTTTTTTTAAGTCGGAGGTTGTACAAAAAAACCTCCAAGAAATTTTTGAAACCTACCAAGAAATATCTTCGTCACAATACTGGTTGCCCAGGATGACGCAGAAAGAACGGGTAGACCACATTGAAAGAACAAGAGAACTAATTGATAAACAGAAGTTATTTTATTTCAGACTCACTCTTGCCGCGAACGAGGGAGACAAAGAAGCAGCAGAGATGAAAGACCGCATCACACAGTTGGTTCAGACCTTCGGGTACAAGGACCTACCACATTGTCTTGAATCCCTGTTAGAGACCCTGGAGCGGGCACTAGGGGGTGCTTGACCCCTTATACATACTATGCTATGATACCTCTGTCGAGTGCAGGGGGTCTTGCACAGACCAAATCCTAACCTAATACGTACACACATGTCTTTCGCATCTCTTAAGAAACAATCCAATTCCATCTTCGACAAACTGAATCAAGAACTTGAGAAGCAATCTACTGCTTCCAAGGGAGGCGCTGATGACCGTCTCTGGAAACCCGAACTGGACAAGTCTGGTAACGGGTATGCCGTCATCCGATTCCTGCCTGCTCCTGAGGGTGAAGACCTCCCTTGGGCAAAGATTTGGAGTCACGCTTTCCAAGACAAAGGTGGTTGGTACATCGAGAATTCCCTTACCACTATCGGTAAGAAGGACCCTGTTGGTGAACTGAACCGTGAACTGTGGAACAGCGGTAACAAGAGCGACCAAGAAGTCGCACGTAAGCAGAAGCGTAAGCTCTCTTACTACAGTAACATCTATGTTGTGAGCGACCCTGCTCACCCTGAGAACGAAGGCAAGGTCTTCCTCTACAAGTTTGGCAAGAAAATCTTTGACAAGCTGATGGAAGCAATGCAACCTGCTTTCGCTGACGAGACCCCCATCAATCCTTTTGATTTCTGGGAAGGTGCCGACTTCAAACTGAAGATTCGGAAGGTTGAAGGTTTCTGGAACTACGACAAGTCTGAGTTCGCTGGTACTTCTACCCTTGGTGGTTTTGATGACAGTGAACTGGAGAAGATTTACAAGCAAGAGTATTCGCTTGCAGACTTCACTGCACCTAGCAACTTTAAGACCTATGAAGAACTGGAGAACCGCCTGAACATTGTTCTGGGTAAGGTTGCTTCTGCTCCTCGCATTGACCGTGAGACCATGGAAGATGAGGAGTCTGACTTCTCTGCTCCTGAGTCTAACAAACCTGAGTGGGGTCAAGAGGTTTCTGAGTTCCGTCAGAAGGTTGCTGCATCTCCTGTGTCCTCGTCTGATGATGACGACACCTTGTCTTATTTCGCTCGCCTTGCTGAGGAGGATAACTGATGGCTGCCCGTGGTACTACCATCTCCATGTATTTTGGAGAGAAGCATACCGATACTCTGAAACGACTTGACTCTCTGGCAGATGAATACCGTCTGTCTCGTACTCAAGTCATTGAGTTTCTTCTTCGTCACTACGAAAAGACTACACCCATTGCACAATCCTTTGCTATTAAATAACGAGGAAGACTGATGGGTGAAGCAGTACACGCTTGGAACACCATGACCTATGCTGAGGGAGCACTATTCTCCCTCTGGGTTATCGGAATGTACTATATAAAGTTACGAATGGATAGGAGATTCGGACGATGAAATTTGCACTCGCTGCTCTGATGATGCTCTCTGCTCTGCCTGTTAGTGCAGAGAGCATTGGTGACCGTAGTAATCGTCAAGCATACGAATCCCAAGGAGGTTATGCTCGTGAGGAAAAGTGTTATCGGAATGAATATCGTGAAGAGTATGTTCCTGGCACGTCATCTTCTCCTGGATATGTGAAGTCACACAGAGAGCGAGTTGCAGTTCCTTGTCAGCGTTATCATGCTCCGCAAAAACCGCATCAAGAAGACAGTAATTCCTGCATTGAAGGTTCTATTCTTGGAGGAATTGCTGGTGGTGGAGCAGGTGCTGCACTGTCCAGAGGTAATGGACGTTACTGGGCAATCCCTCTTGGTATCGTAGGTGGTGCCATGGTTGGATGCCAAATTGATGGGGGTTGATTAGACCCCCCCAAACCAAAATCGACCTTAGGTTACCAGGAAAGCGGAAAAAAAATCCCGCCAAAAAATGGGTCCCTAAGGTTTTTTAGTATCCGTAACCACTGCTACCAGAACTTGAAGAAGAGCTGGAAGAAGAACTTGAAGACGAACTACTAGAAGTGCTAGTAGTGCTGGTGGTCGTAGTTGTGGTGCTGCTAGACTCACTGACCGCAGTTGTTGCTGCTGTTGTACTTGCACCAGTGTAACTTACAACTGTTGTGCCTGCTCCCGCTGTATTTCTACCTGTGTATGCTGCAATATCATCTTTGTGTCTAGCACTAAAGGAACCACTCTTAGATTGTAGAGCACCGACGAAGTAATCGATGATATCAATCGAATTTGTTTTTTCTTTAGAACTTTCAGTGTACTGGTCCTCATCATAGGAAACGAGGTCGTCAAATTCTCTCTTGAATTGTTCAATCAGTTCACTACGAGGTAAGAAAATTTGCCTCTTCAGTTCATTGAGATAGTATTCATGTTCATAGTTTGAGATTGGTTCTCTAGACCCAGCAAATGAGTATGTTCTGTTGTTTGCAGTGACTACCCAGTCATCATTTACCCAAACACCAGCAGGAACAATCACGTTACCACTAACGTCATCTACAATTTCAATACTTTCGTAATGGTGTACACCATCAGTAGCACCACTCAGAGCATATTTTTCTTCCACCATTCTTTGCAGTTGTGCCCTGCTTAGAGGCCAGTCTCTCCAGACATCATAGATTTCATTTGTTAGGAGGATTACCCAATCAAGGTCCTCGTCACCGTATGCACGGTAAGCAATCTGCCAAGGGAGTTCTCCATCTTCAATTTCATATGCCTCAAAGACCTGAGTGTATCTCAACAGGTCTTCTCTTGCACGAACACGTCTGAAGAGGTTCTTGACAGAAATCTGTTGAAGTCTTCTGTCAAGACGATTTACTCTGTGAGCAATCTGTACGTTTGGTAGGTAAGAGAAGTACTGCATTAGTAACCTGCTACTGCTTTCTGTGCTGTCATGATAGAGGATTCTGTAAATGATACAGACATGTTGACGGCAGGTACGAATACTTTATCTGCTCGTCTGCCCTCTGGAGTTTCACCTTCCATACCCTGTCCAGTAGGACTGATAGCAACGTATTGACCATCGGGGGTATAGTTCACGCTCAAGTTTGTTAATACACAAAGGTCCATTTTGAAGTGAGGTAGTTCTATAAGTTTACCTCCATTCTCTGCCATTCTATGGAATGAGATAAGAAATCTATTTGGCACAGTCAAGAACCTGTCTGCCGATACATTATTTGAGAAGTTAGCTGCGGCAGCGCCTATGCTGCTCCCAGAATCATCAGCTCCAGAAAAACTGGGGAGTGAGTTGACCTTCATCAGGGTGATGATGCTTTGAATTACCTTTGCTTCTTGGGAATTGCGAGCAACCATCTTAAAGTCAAAGGAGAATGTTCTAAATCCAATTCCAGAAAAGACTTGTTCTTGGAATGGGTTAAAAATTTTACCTGCGGCGATAGACATTAGTGTATTGCCGTCAATATTAGCACCACCAAGACCAAGAGCAGAGTTGATATTAGTTCCAAGACTTGCAATGGTGTTATAAATCATTTCACCACCAGCATTGCCTGCAAATGATTGAAGTTCATCTGCAATGCTAGATGCAGACCCATCTCCACCCAAGGCACCAGCAATAGCACCACCCATCAACCCAATATTTTGCTGATTATATTGAGGTGAGTAAGTTACGCTTAAGTTATTGGGCATGTAGAGAAAAATCGCTGGTCCCGATTTTTGTCTGTTGCCGTAGTCCTTGTTATCTCTGAGAGCGCGGTTAAATCTGCCTGCGTTTTGTACGTTATAGTTCGTTGAGTAGGCTTGAAATTTTATATAATCTATATGACCTGTGGGGAACATATTTCCTGGGTCTTCACTAGCGCCGCCAGGTACAGGGACCGAATACGGATATCTTAGGATTGATTCGGACATGTATTGGTCACCTAAATAGAGTATGTGCCAGTATTTTTATTTATGAGGTATCAGGGACGCTATACCCCGTCGTTTCCACATAAGTACAAAGGTGACTGGAGGAATGTAATTTATCGCTCCTCTTGGGAGTACAAGTTTATGAAATGGTGTGATGTCACACCATCTGTGCAAGAATGGGGCAGTGAAGAGATTATCATTCCCTACATATCCCCTGTCGATGGTAAAAGGCACCGTTACTTCCCAGATTTTTACATTAAAGTAGAAGGTAGGAAGTATATGATTGAGGTCAAACCGTTTAAGCAAACGATGGAACCTCAAACACAAAAAAGATTGACTAAAAGATATATAAATGAAGTAGTGACGTGGAGTGTTAACCAAGCAAAGTGGAAAGCAGCACGAGAGTTCTGTAAAGATAATGGTTGGGAATTCAAACTTATAACTGAAAAGGAACTTAAGGTCTGATGGCAACTAACTCAGAATACGATAAGCAGAATAGTGTACAAAACTTTATCTCTACGATAAAGAAGAATTCAATGCACCCTACGGGGAGCAATCTGTATGCTGTCGAATTTGGTCAAGTGCCTATCCTTGCCAACTCTCCACATAAATGGTTGAATCCAAATAGTGCAGGGAGTGAAATGAAAGAACTCCTTTCCTATTTCGCTACAGAGATTTCAACCCCGAGTAGAAATATCAACACCTCGAACCAGAACGCTGTTGGTACGATGTATCGCTACGGTACTAGCACATCGTTCAGTTCATTTAACATTCAGTTTATTCTTCCCAAGAGTATGCTGACACTCACCTTATTTGAACGGTGGATGCAGTATATCTCCAATGATGCTAACCAGTACGCTGGTTTCTATGATGAGTATTGCTGCCCTGCAATGCGGATTTATAAAATGGAAAGAGGTGGCGGTGGGTATCAAATGCGACCGTCAAGCGAGAAGAACTTGCGCTATAGTATACCTCTAAGTAATGGTAGATGGTTCTCCCAGAGAGCTGGTGTACCACAGTACAACTCTGTCAGTGGATACTGGTATCTTAAGAACGTATTCCCGTTCAATGTCAGTACTTTTACACTTAGTAACGGACCCACACAATTGGTCCAAATTAATGTACAATTCTATTATGAGAGATATCGTTGGATTAGCATTATCGATGGTGGTACTGCCGCTAACGCTTCTAAAAAAACTACACAAGGTTCTCTCAATGAGATGAAGTTTGATGCTAATTTCTACACAGAGAATAGTCCAGACTTTGTGACTGCATTTAACATTGATGCATCTGTATTCTCACAACCCATTTCCAGTTTCTCTGGTGTAGACTGGTCAAACGCAACCGAGTTCTCTCTTGGTGCAGACATCCCATCCTTTGGTGCCAATGTTTTTGGCAACTAAATAATTTTGCTTCACCCCCTTTCATCATGCATTACAAACCATACTCACCTGAGTGGCATAGGTATCGCTACCTTAAAGAAGCTATCGATAAGTACCTTGACGACGGGGTGGACCCTAGTTATATTGTTGACGACATCCGAGATGTCTTACATATTCGGTCGGAGACTGCATATGATGAGTTTCAACGAATCAATCAACTAGAACACTATCTCACGGAATAGTCTTATGCTGTCAACTCAATACAGACTCCGACTGGAGTTCATCTGTAAGAAGATTGCCAACAATGAAGAAGTCAAATTAGAGGACATGATTTGGGCAGAAAAAATTGCCAAGTCATATACAACTGCTAGAGATTGGTTGAACAAAGCACGTCGCCAATCCACTGGAATTGAAGAAGGCAGTATGGATGATTTTATGAATAGGATGGGACTAGGTGACCCCGACCCATCCAATCACAGAACGGGGTTCGGTTCTGCAGATGAAATTGTAGACTGGTTCAAACAAGACAAACCTGATGATTGGAGGCAACGTGATTGACAACGAAACCCAAGATGATAAGTTCAATAGAGGACTAGACTTGTTCATTGAGTCTGTTTTGAAACCTGACAATAAACTTCGTCAGTGTGCCCATAATCAAAAATGCTATAATGAGTTGATGTATATTCGTTCATATGTGCTAGACTATCTAAGAACACTTCGTAGACATACCTAAGACAAATGACAACAGCAGTAATCTATAGTAACGGCAGTCAAGAATGTGAACGCATTGCTTCTCTCCTGAGGTCTCTTGGTGGCGAGTTTCTAGAGTATAAACTTAATTGTCATTTTTCTCAGAGGGGTTTTGAGTCTGAGTTTGGGAAAGACGCAGAGTACCCCCAAATTAATATTGGATTCAAGCACATTGGTGGTATGAAAGAAACCTTACAGTATCTAAAGAATGAGGGAGCATTTGAGTGAGTTGGATTGGTTATCGTGATTTTCTAGTAGACACTCTAAAACTTACAGCAAAAGAACGCACACATAAAGTAGGTAAAGAGGGTGCTCTACTGGAATCGACTTTATATACAGGACCGCACATCTTAAAGTCTAGAGAGACTATCATTAGGCAAGGTCCTACAGACATCTATAACAATATAGTATATCCAAAGACAGGTGAAGATATGCCCTGTCTTGGTATGGACTTGATGTGTTTCTTTGAGAAGAAGGTCATTATTGTTTTTGACTTTCAGCACCCCACCCCACATAAAGATTTCAATCATCCATTCATTCTATATTTGCTGAGTGACATGGTTGATAACACCAACAAAGATATTAGATTCTTCGAGCCAGGAAATCATTTCTCTCGATACATTTATGTGCGGCAGTGTACTGTAGATGATATTCCATCACACTTGAATTCTTTCAAGAGATACGTCCGAGCATATGAAGAGTATCTAAACTTTGCCAAACCTATAGGTAAGGATGAGTCTATATACAAAGAGTTTGACAAGTACATGCTAGAACTAGACCCTGTTGCTGGATTTATGAGCAATAAGTTTGGAAAAGAATTTGCTGATACATATGTCAGAGATTTCCTGTTCTCGTATGCCGACTAAATACTTCTAATGAATTGATTTTACTATGGCACTACCAAAGATTGCTACTCCAAAGCATCGCCTGAAATTGCATTCTGGTAAAGAAATCAGTTTCCGTCCTTTCCTTGTGAAAGAAGAGAAACTTCTCTTACTTGCTATGGAATCAGAAGATGAAACTAACATCGTTGATACCATCACCCAGGTGGTGTCTAGTTGTACAGGTATGACTGAGGCAGAGGTAACAAAACTCTCTACCTTCGACATCGAACTTTTGTTCCTGAACATCCGCGCCAAGTCTGTGGGTGAATCTGTTGATGTTAAAGTTACCTGTTCTGATGATGGTACGACTGAAGTCCCCTTGTCTATTCCACTGGACAAGATTAAGTTGACAACCAGTCCTAATCATGACATGAATATTATGTTGACCGACACAGTTGGTTGTTTGATGAAGTATCCTGCAATGGATACTTTTGTGAAGGTTAACTTCAGTGGCGAGAGCCCTTCGGTTGACCAGATTTTTGAACTTGCAGGTAGTTGCATCGATAAAATCTATGAGGGTGAACAGATTCATGACGCAAGTGATTCTACTAGCGATGAACTCCAAGAATTCCTGGGGCAACTGAACAGTGAGCAGTTTGGTAAGTTCCAAACATTCTTTGAAACTATGCCTAAGTTGTCTTACAGAACTAAGGTAACCAATCCTAATACAGGAAAGAAAGTTGATGTTGTACTTGAGGGTCTAGCATCTTTTTTCGGATAGCGATGATGTACAATAACCTGAACAATTACATTCAGGTCAATTTTGCACTGATGCATCATCATAAGTGGAGTTTAACTGAGATTGAAAGTCTTATGCCTTGGGAACGAGACGTTTATGTCTCCCTGCTGTCAGCACACCTCAAGGAAGAAGAAAGGAAATACAGAGAACAAAACGCACTTAAATGACCGTATTAAAATCACATAAGTTTATTAACCCCAATGTTACGGGAAGGAAGACCACCGTAACAATGATGGGGTCTAAACTTTTGTTGGCACAAAATAGAATTGGTGCCACAGTTTTTAGTATCGGTGAGCAATTCAAAGATGCTAAGGAAACTCAGATAGCAAGAAAGAAATGGTTGCTTGCTCAGGATAGAAAGGCAGACCAAGATTATAGATTCCGCCGCGACCAGCAGGCAGAGAATCAGATGGAGGGCGTTAAAGAAGCTGATAGTGCTTCCAAGCAGGATAAGGAGAAGGCAATAAAAGGCGATGGGAAGACTGAGAAGAAAGCTAAGGGTTGGTTAGAAAAACTATTGGGTCCTTTCCTGGGAATCTTAGAAAGTATTATTAAACTTGGTGTTGTACTACCTGCACTTAAATGGATATCTGAACCAGGAAATAAAGAAACAGTAGAACGATTTGTTGAAGCAGCAAAGGTAGTCTTTGGTAAGATATACGAATTTGCAAGTGGAAGCGTAGGTCTTCTCTTGGATGGCATCTCTGCCATGTTTGATAAGGACAAGAGTGCATGGGATAGATTCAAAGGATTCTTGAAGGTACTTGCAGGTGTTGCAGGACTTATTGCATTGAAAGCATTGTTCAATCCTATAGGATTGATGACCACATTGTTTGATGCTATCGGTGGTCTATTTGATATGCTGACCGACAGGTTAAATACGGAGAAACCAAAGAAACCACAAGATGATGTAGAAAGGAATCGTCAGCAGAATGCCAAAGCACGGGAGCAGATGAATGCTACCCAGAAACTTCGGGATGATATGAAGGCGAGGTATAAATTTAAGAACGATGAACAGTTAGACGAGTTTATTAAAAGAGCACGAGAACTCAAGCGTCAAACTGGACAAGCACCAACAAAGAAGCAGTTACAGTCACTGAGTAAGTCTGTACTGGATGACCTTCCTGCAACTGCCTTGGGTAAGTTGAAGAAGGAGGCACTGAAAAAGTTGGGTCAACTCGATGACCTCCGTAAGAAAGCAGTTGCCGAAGCAGTTAGACTGGGTAAACAAGCAGTTGACTTTGGACTGGAACAAGGTGCTCGTGCCAAGAGAGCAGTAACCAACTGGGCAGCAGACCAGTGGAAGAATATGATGAAGGGTGCCAGCACTGTTGCAGAGAAGTGGAAGGTAACTCAAGCAGCAATGGGAGACCTTGCTGGTAAAGCATGGAACGCAACAAAAGATGAGTTTCTTAAGAGAGCAGAGCAACTTGGTGGACCTCTTCAAAAAGTAATCAAGGCACTGAAGGGTCCTGTTGGCGAGAGAATCATGAAGTACATCCCCTATCTTGGGGACATACTGATGTTCGGTATGGATGTCATCAATGGCATTGATTGGAGACGTGCTCTCATTCGTAGTATTGCTGGTGCTGCTATTGATGCTGGTGCCACGGCACTTATTGGTGCATTGGTTGCTGCTACGCCATTGACTGGTGGTGCATCAACAGCACTTGCAATTGCATTGACTGCTGCATACATGGGAGCAGATGCTGTTGGGGACTTCCGTACTATGTTCGGTGACCCGATTGCAGATAAGTTAGGGTTCCCTATGTTCTCTGGAGAGAAGGGAAAAACATCACAGACTGAACCCAACATTACACCTGCTTCGGAAGCGGCAATTGCAGAAGAGCAAGCGAAGATTATTTCGGGCATTAACCCCGATGCAATAGCAAAAGTCCAGGCTTTGTCCGAGCAGGCAAAACTACAAGGACTAGAGGCAGGCGGTGTGCTGTCTGGCAACGCTGCTAAGTGGGCAGAGTTTTATGACTATGGTAAGACCGCAGGTGCAAAGTTCCCTGAGGTTGTCTCTGCACAGTTTGCATTGGAGTCTGGGTGGGGTAAGCACCTGGCTGCAAAGAACAATTTCTTTGGTCTGAAGGGTACTGCTGGTATGGATGTGACAGTATCAAATACCAGAGAAGTCTATGGTGGTCAGGAAACTTACGTCGATGCTGCCTTTGTAAACTTTGACACTCCCCTGGATTCTGTTAAGTATCTCGCCAAATTGTGGTACAAGGATTATAAGGGGTATAAGGGTATTAACAATGCGGGCAATGCTATCCAAGCAGCAGCAATGTTGAAGCAACAGGGATATGCTACCGACCCCGTATATGCTGAAAGTCTGCAACGTCTGATAAGAGAGAACAAGAAGACTACAGAAAAAGTTGCGAAGGGTAGTGTTACTTATCCCGAAGGAACCTATATGTCACC